GCGGCGCACACATTATTAAGTCCAGGTAAGACAGTAATCGGTTTGTCAAAGACCGAAGAAGAAGCGAAAGAACTTGTTCGGCGATTAAAAACGATATTTACCTGGATGCCAGAGTTAATAGAAGATAAAGACTTCTTAGAACCGCATTGGAAAGGCATAACGTTCAAAGCAACGGCCTTAACATTGACGGTTTTTTTTGATAACGGAAAAGAGAGCGTGTTTAAAGCACTTGCGAGTAGTCCAGGTGCGGGACGTTCTTTTACTGCAAACTTAATAGTATTTGACGAATGGGCGTTCCAGCAATTTGCGCGTGAGATATGGCAAGCGGGATTCCCTACTATAAACAGACCTAGTGGTGGTAAAGTCATAGGACTGTCTACCATAGAAAGAGGTTCATTGTTTGAGGAAATGTTCACAGACCCCGACAATGGCTTTAATAAGATATTCATTCCTTGGTATGCAGACCCAAGGCGTGATGAAGAATGGTACAGAAAGACGAAACGTGCTTTAGGCGACCTTATGACTGCTGAGTACCCCGCTACTATAGAAGAAGCCCTCATGGTTCCTGGCGGTGCATATTTCCCAGAGGTAAAACGTGATACACACGAAGTCGATGAGGAAATGACAGGCAAAGTCAAGCGATATGTTTCGATAGACTACGGTTTAGACTGTTTCGCGGCCATCTGGTATACGATGGATATTTTTGGTCATGCGCAAGCATATCGTGAATGTTCTCAGTCAGATTTGACTATTTCACAGGCGGCAGACATGCTTTACTACATGTCGGCTGGCGAAAAGATAGATATGTACCTAGCACCGCCAGATTTATGGAACAGGCGACAAGAAACGGGTAAATCCGTGGCCGATATCTTCCATGACAAGGGAATTGTGCTTGTTAAAACGTCTAATGACATTTTTAACGGGTGCATGATGATGAAAGAATGGTTACGAGTACCCGAAAATGGCAGTCCAGACCTTACATTTTTGCGTGACTGTTGCCCTCAGACCATAAATTGTTTGCAGAAAATACAAAAAGATAAGAGAAAACCCAAGGTATACGCCAAAGAGCCGCATGATTTGACGCATTTAGTCGATTCCATGAGGGCTTTTTGTGTTTACTGGACAAAAGCACCGAAAGCCGACAAGAAAGAGGACAAGAGACCCAAGTGGACGAAAGACCTTATCTACGACTGGAAGCATGCTAATAAAGAAATAAAGGCACTAATGGTTAAGCAACTAGGAGAACCTAGGCTATGAACTGGTTTAAAAAGACTATGGAAAAGATTAAAGACCCCGAAAAGAGTAAAAAGTTACTTGAATGGCAAGCAAAATACGAAAATGCGAAGAAAAAATACGCAGATGCTCTTAACGTAATGACAACTTACGAAAATTATTACGAGGGCGACAAAAAAGTTGCTGGAAAAGACGGCGATGGCTATGCGGCCAAGACTGCTATCAACGTTCGTAACATTGTTTACGAATTGATAGAGTCTCAGGTAGACGTTTCCGTTCCGATGCCTAAAGTAACTGCTATTCATGCGGAAGATGAACCCCTTGCAAAGAAGATAGAGCAGTTCTTGGAGAACGAAACCCGCATTTTAGGGTTCAATTCCTTAAACGACTTGCAAGAAAGAGTCGTTCCTATCCAGGGTGGCGACTTTTTCCTGGTTGAATGGGACAACACAAAGGGTTATCACTGCAATATCGGAGACTTAGCGATATCAACCGTACATCCCAGGCAAGTAATTCCTCAGCCTGGCGTAACGGAAGTAGAGCAGATGGACTATATTTTTACAAGAACGTCACAGACAAAGGACTACGTTAAGCGCAGATTCAACAAAGACGTGTCAAGTGAGGATGAAACAGACAGGGACATTAGAGAAGATGTTGTTACGGAAGATATTGTTACCGTTGTTACGGCATATTATAAGAATACAAAGGGTGGTATCGGCCTTTATCGCTGGTGTGGCGATGTGGTTCTCGAAGATTTGGACGATTACCAGGCAAGACAAATTGAAGTTTGTGAAAAGTGTGGTAGACCCAAGGACGATAACACAGACACTTGCGTATGTGGTAGCAAGAAGTTTAAGACGGTTGAGGACGAGGATGATACGGTTATTATCATGAAGAACACAACCGTTACAAACATGCTGACAGGCGAGACCGAACAGAAAGAGGAAGAAGAAGAAGTTACGCTTCCTCATTATAAGCCCGAAGATTTCCCGCTTATCCTTAGAAGAAACATTACAAGGGACAAGCACTTACTCGGTACATCCGATGTTGCGGTTATTGCTGACCAGCAAGAGACCGTTAAGAAACTCGGTTCAAAGATAAATGAAAAACTCTTAAAGGGTGGTTCATTCGTTACCTTACCCCAGGACAAGGGCGTTGAGACGACCGATGAAGAATTTAAAATCATCCGTGTTGATACACCCGCTGAGAAAGCCTTAATTGACGTTATAACAGTCCAGGCAGACTGCGGACAGGATAGAATCGTCCTTGAAGAAAACTACCAGTGGGCTAAGTCAGCACTCGGTATCACAGACTCATTCCAGGGTAAATACGATAGTTCCGCATTATCTGGTACGGCTAAACAGTATTCAATAAACCAGGCCGCTGGTCGTCTGGAATCAAAGAGAGTCATGAAGAACGCCGCTTATGCAAAGTTGTATGAAATGATGTTCAAGTTTGCTTTGGCGTATGCTGACGAACCGATTCCTGTTATTACGACAGGCACAGACGGAGAGACTGTTTATTCTCATTTTGATAAGAGAGACTTCATTAAAGTTGATGCGGCTGACACTCCATTCTGGAATGATGAGTTCATATTTGAGACAGACCCGACTTCTACACTCATGGTTAACCGTGAAGCAATGTGGAATCAAGCAGATATGAAGTTACAGAGTGGCGCATTCGGAAACCTCGGAGACCTCGAAACAAATTATCTGTACTGGCTTGAACAGGAAAGAAATTCTTATCCTCATGCTGGCGAGATAAAGAGAGTCATCGAACAGAGATTAGAAGAACAGAAAATGATGCAAGAACAGATGCAAGCACAACAGATGGGGGGAATGCCGAATGAAATGCCCGTTATGTAATATCGAAGCAAGAATAACCAAGACGACACAACACGTCAACATGGAAGAACAGAAATTATATCGGTACATGGAGTTCACTTGTTACAACAAGAAATGTAAAAATTACGAGAAAGTAATTGATGAAGTCCGAGAAGAAGTACCCGATGCAATATTTGATTAACTAAGCACTCATAGAAGTGCTTTTTTAATGCACATAAATTCTCATGTCGATAGAGCAAAAATGACAGAAAGGAAAATTAAATATGGAAGAAAATGAAATCCTTACTAGCGAAGATTTTATGGCAGAATCGCCCGAATCTTTAAGCGAAGAAATGTCGGAAGCCGCTGAACCGAACACTAACGAGGAAAGCGCAGAGGAAACTACCGAACAGGCAGAACAACCCGAAGCGCAGAACGAGGTTGATGTAAATGCTATCTACGCCGAAGCGCGCAGAACTGCCGAAGCGAACGCAAGGAAAGCGCAAAAATCCATTGACGAAGAATATGTCAGACGCTTTGGACATTTAAATAACCCTATCACGGGGCAACCGATTCGTTCACAGGCCGATTATTTAGCCGCGCTTGACGCACAGGAAGAAATGAGAGCAAAGAACGCCTTACAGGAAAAGGGCGTAGACCCGTCCTTAATAGACAACCTTATTGCTAACAACCCTGTAATACGCCAGGCACAGACTGTAATGGAACAGGCAAAACAGGCACAGACACTTGGAGAAATCAACGCAGACATCATGGAGTTAAACAAACTTGACCCCTCGATAACTGATATAAGTAACGTTCCCCCAGACGTTATACAGATTTCTTTACAGAGTGGCGGAAACATCCGCTTAGTCGATGCTTATAAAATTGCTAACTTTGGAAAAGTATCACACGACCAGAGAGCGGCCATTCAGCAGAGTGCTATTAACCAGGCCAAGGGCAAGCAACATCTAAGCCCTGTTAACGGTGTAGCAACACCCGATGAGGGAGTTGAGATACCCGCATCTGAACTTAACATGTGGAAAGAAATGTTCCCCGATAAGTCAAGTTCAGAATTAAAGAAGTTATACAAC